ATTCATGATTCGCCCGTGGTAGTCCATTACTTGCCCTCCGGTGTTAGCACATAGCGCGCCTCTGCCTTGGCATACGGGCACACGTCGTGCCCCTCGGTTGCGCAGAGCAGGCGGTCAAGGGCGGCGCGAAGCCCAGCAACCTCCGCGCGCAGGCGGTCGATTTCGTCGTCTGCCTTGGCTGCTACCGTCGCCGCACTACACACAGCCCAATACGCAGAAATTGACTGATCGATTCCGATTATCTGATCGTGATACGATAGGCGAGCGTTCTCAGCGCAATGCAGGTCGTCGATCCTTTCGTCGCCTGTTCCACCTGGAGCGCCGGCCAACTTGCCAGAGTTGGCTGGTGCGCCGACCTTGGTTGTGATGTCGGTCATGCGACTTGCCTCTTGGTCATACGGTCGAACATCACCAGCGAGCCGGCGACCGCGACATTGAACGATTCTGCCGCTGCGTGGCGGGCGTCGCGGTGACCTGACTTGTAAGCTCGCACTACGTCCATATCAGCAAAGCCGTCGCGACCGTCCGCGATATTCATGATTCGACCGTGGTAGTCCATTACTTGCCCTCCAATGCTGCATCGCGATTCGTCCGCGCATTCGCCAACTCGTCGCGGTCGTTGTTGTTTTCGGCGTATTGCCACTGGCGCAGGGTGTCCAGCAATGCGCTGATAACCATATCCTTGGCGGTCATAGCGTCAGCGGCATGCGCGGCAATGACGCGCGCAGGCTCAACCACTCTCGCCAAGTCATCGCGAAGGCTCGCAATCTCGGCGTCCTTGATGGCGAGGGCGGCGTCGGCTTCCTGCAAAAAGTCCATCGCCGTTTCGGAACAGAGGGCCGGGCGCATTACCTTTTCCGCGCGTGAGTAAAGGCTCATGCCGCCAGTCTCCCGGTGGTGTCGGTCAGTCGCTCCACCATCGCGCAGACTTCGCCCCAGAATCGCGCGCACTCGTTCGCCATGGTCGCGATGTAAATGTCATCGCGCGGGATCGTCTGGACGTACAGGCGCAGATTGGCGGGCATCCTCGGGTCATAGCTCACGAAGTCCCATTCCGGCAGATCGCAGACCCACATGCCCGCCTGTAGTTGGGCCATGTGCTCGTCGGGCATGCCTTCCAGAATCGTGCGCAAATGCACCGCGCTGGAAAATGGGCATTTGATTTCGAGCCCGCGATCAACCATCAGCCCATCAGGCGAGGCGCCGATGTAGTCAAGCGTCGGGTGCATGCACAGGCCGGCAGCGGTCACGATGCGCCCCGTGCGCGCCTGGTACGCCTCCAGCGCGCCCGGTTCCTGTTCGACGCCCCATCGCATGGCTTCGTTCTGAAACTTGCTTGCGGGCGTTCCGGTGAGGATTTCGCAGACCTTCTCGACGAGATAGTTCTGACGATCCGCCAGCGGCTTGCCGTCGCGCTTGCTGACCGCGAGAACGTCCTTGATGCGCGAGCCGGTCAGGATGCCGCAGCGGTCGCTGTGCCAATCCGCGTTACGCTGCAAGTCCATTGGCTACCTCCTTCGCTTGCTTCGCGGCCTTCGCTTCAAGAGCGGCTTTCGCGCGGCGGAAGTGAACCGCGGGAAGTTCTGGCAATGACTGGACGCCTGCATTCAAGTAGCGAAGGAAGTCATCCGCCACGGTGCATGTGCTGCGCATCAAGTCGGCCAGTAGATCGTATTGCTCTTGGCTGATCGCCTGCACTGGCGTGGCCTCGCGATGCTGTTCACTGCCGCGCCCGTCATCGTCCGGCATATCGCGCGACGCGAGCCCGCACGCAGCCATTAGCGTGTAACGCTGCAAGTAGGTGATCGTGCTGGCTACTTGCTGGATTGCGTTCTTCTTGCCGCTGTCGTCAGGCGCCGCGGTCATCACAACCTGTTCCGAGTGCCCGAGTTCATGCGTGATGACGCAAGCCACCGTGATCGACTTGCCTTCCTGCGCAACCGTCCATCGGTGCGAAAGGCCGGCATCGGCCATGTGCCTGACAACCGTTTCGACAACCTCGGCAAGCGACGAATGCGTGTAAGCCGTGCCGCTAAACGCGACTGACTTGTCCTTACGAACGGTCAGGTTCCGCGATTTCAGGTCGGTCATTGCTGCCGTGAAAGCCTTGCGCGCCTGCCCGGCTTCGTACTTCGCTTGCAGGTCCATCAAGCGTTCCAGGCGATCCAGATCGGCGCCCTTGTCAATCGCCAGCCTGAGCAAGTCAGACGGCGTTGGCGTCGCGCTGAGCGCGGTTTGCGTGGTGTTCTGCGGAATCTCTACCAGCTCGCTCACTTCCTTCCCCTTCGTTGAACCAGAAACCCACCCAAACACCCACCCCGCAACGGCGGAAGCAGTCTGTAAATCGGCACATCCATAGCCCGCGCAACCGCAGCAGTCCAGACCAGCCCCGGCCCAGCAATCCCGCTGCATTTCCCGCGCTCCAAGTTGCTCAGATGAACCCGGCAAACTCCCGCGCGTTTCGCGACCCATGCAATAGACAGTTTCTTGCGCGTTCGGATTTCGCGGATTCGCTGGCCGATGGTCATGCTGCCGCCTTGCGCGCAGGCTTCTTCACTTCGCGAGCAAGCGCCACGCCAAGTTTCTGCGTGACAAACTCAGCCGGGAATCGGGCATCAAGGAATGCGTGCGCTTCGGTAGCTGCGTCGATCAGGGTCGCCGAATCAAGTTCGCGCTGACGCTGAATGCGCTCCTGTTCGGCCTTGGCCTGCTCCAAGTGCTCGCGTTCACGGCGGATGCGATCATCCTCTGCGCGCTGACGCTCGGCGGCTTCCGCAGCGATACGCTCACGCTCGGCACGTTCGGCCGCTTCCTTGGCCTCGCGTTCCTTGCGCTCCACGGCCTCTACTGCCAGGCGCTCAGCGCGTGCCTGCTCCTCCGCGGCGCGCTGCATGCGCAGTTCTTCCGCCTGCTTGGCGCGCTCGGCAGCGGCGATGGCTTCGCGTTCTGCTGCGGCCTTTCGGTCGGCTTCGTCCTGCGCCTTGCGTGCGGCCTCGCGTTCTGCGGCAATCTTGGCGCGTTCCTCTGCATCGCGCTTTTCCTGTTCGGCGCGCAGGCGGGCCAGTTCGGCGCGCTCGGCGGCGATGCGGGCGGCTTCCGCCTCGCGCTCTTTCCGTTCGGACTCGCGCCGGATCTCATCGGCCTTGGCGGCATCCAGTGCAGCCGTCAATGCGGACACCGCATCGTTCTGCGCGGCCTGCGCTTCGCCGGCCAATTCTTGCGGATCAAACGCCAGCGGTGCGGACGCCAGCGCGAGAGCTTCCGCGATGTGCGCAGACGTGGAGCCGACAGCACGCAACGGGAGCGCCCGCAGTGCGTCGATATGCTGGCGGATGGCAAACACCCGCAGGCGTTCGGCCTCGGCCTTGGCGGCTTTCTCGCGAGCGATGGCGGCGTCCCATTCGTCTTGCAGCGCCTGCAAGCGATCTTCCTCTGGCGTAATGACGCCGATCAACTCCTTTTGCTTGGCGATGACCGCCCCAGCAAATGCCGTCGCATCCTCGCGCGCAGCCTTGCCGCGCTTCTCGATTTCGACTCGCGTGTTCTTCAACTTCATGCGAGCCGACTGCGCTTCGGCATAGCCGGCGCCGTTGGTGATATTGACGATGCGCGCGGATGCTTCGACAAGCGGCAGCAATGCGGCCTTGGTTTCGTCGAATTTCAGGACCGCTGTCGCGCGGTCGGTTACTGTCAGTCCGGTGGTCATTGTGGTTTCCGTTGTGGTGTTCACTCTGTCGCCCCTTCTGCCGGGATTAGTGATCGGAGGAATTTGGCTTCTGCTTTGGCAGCCCGGCGGAATTCTTCGCGCGCCACTTTCGATCTCGGCGAGTTGTCCCAATCCAACATAGCCGCTTCCGCGTCATCGTATGGCGTAGACTGGCAGCCGAAGTGTCCTCCGGATTCGACGGGGCACCCGAGACAGTCGTTATCGAAAAACAACTCGCACAGCGCGCAATCCTCCGGCCCGAGTTTCACTTGACGCTTTGAGGCGACAGCATTCCGCTCCCACTTCTCGGCCGATGCAATCAGGGCGTCTAGGGTTTGTTTGTTCATGCCACCGACTCCGGCCCAAACTCCGCACAGAAATCCGCCCGACGCTCTGCCGATTCAATCGCCCTGCGCACGTTTTCCCCGTGCCGCAATCGCATCAGTCCGGCCTGTGCGGCATCTTCCGCGATCCACTCGGCGTAACCCTTGAGCTTGCAGTAGTCGTCAATGACGCCGACCACGGCCACGATGGGCGGGCAGTCCGGCGAAAGCGTCTTGCGGATCGGGACGAAGTTCGGCGCCATTTCGATAGCCGCATCACAACCAAGCGAGGCGCGCGCCTTGATGTTCGCGGTGCGGCAAATCCAGTCCGCGAGCCGCTGAACTGCATGCGGTTGCTCGGTAGCGCGGGTCACTGCGCCGTAGCGTTCGGTCGGGAAGTAGACGAGTCCCATGGCTTAATCCTCGTAGTGGTTAGTCACGATCCGCAGCGTATTCCGCGGCGGCTTGCTGGCTTGCTTCAATGTCGCGCTTCCAAAGCGACTCGGCGAGGTCGGGTGCTCCGCGTTCGATGGCCTGGGCCACGATGGCGCGCAGGCGGTTGCACAGAGCCGCGTCGCGATAGCGTTGCGTCGCGCTTCCGTTGTCGATCAGCAGCTCGGCGATGGTACTATCGGCGCCGTCTGCGATCCGCTCGGCGATCCATCCGGTATCGGTGCGCAGTTCTTCGCGGGCCTTGTCCATGTACTCGTCGGGCATTTCGATTTCGTCTGGCGGCGAGACCGCGAGAGCACCGGGCCGGCATGCGTGGCCGTAGCTGTCGCGGGCCATTACGCGGCCTCCCGCTCATCAGCCAGCATCGCCGCCGTGAACTGCCCGCTGAACTTCGCATCGGCGGCAACCTTCGCGTCGATCTGATCCGCAATCGCCAACAGCTCGGCGGCGAGTTCGCGGGCCTGAGCCGGAGTCCCGCCGCCGATGTAGAACGTCGCGCGGCCTGGGCCACTGCGAAAGATCGTCAGCAGCTCTGGGCCGGTGGATTGGTCGCAGATCGTCAGGTCTATTGACCATGTGGACAGTGTGAGCATTGCTATCTCCTATTCCCGGCGCGAGTGGGGTTGGTTACGGTAGTTGTGTGCGCAAGTTCCAAGCCTCGACCGCGGCTAGCAATGTCGGGCCAAGTACGTGAGCGCCGCATCCGCCAGCCTCCTCGACGCAGCCAACTTGCCATGGGTGGTATTGGCGCGGACCGACCTTGTGCGCCACGTCGGACGGCTCCAGCGAGTCGTCAGCGTAGAAATCAAACCCGCAGAACGGGCACGGCTTCAGGGTGAAGTCGGATTTGTCCAGCATCACAGCGGCTCCGGCAGATAGTTGCCGCGGCCAGCGCCGTTGAGGATTTCGGCGCAGTTGCGGGCGGCCTGCTCGCCGTCGAACTGATAAGCCTGATGGTGTTCAACGTGCGGTGTGCTGCCCGTGAACGTGTAAAAGAGACTGGTGGGCTCGTTGCGCAGGACGTACTTCATTGCCTATCCCCATCCCTGCCACTGTGTGGCGATGTAGGCAAGCCTACACCTATCATCGCCGTTTGCAACTACCGTTTATCTGGAACTACATGCGCATAGGTCAAGGGATAAGCCTGTGCTGAGTAGGCTCATCTGTCCCGCGAGCCGCGATCTCAATCCGCTTTAATTCTGAGTACCATCTTGACTGCGGCGCCGTCATTCCGAGCGACACGAAGTGAAGATCGTTCTTAAGTATGGCCAATGCCACTGCCTTGTATGACGGAGCCAAGCCTAGCCTCATTAGGCTTGTCGGCACGTCGTCCGGTATGTCTTGCTGATACCCTCTCGCCTGCCAAGTCTTCACGTATCTCTCTATCGCCTTCATTCTTCATCCACCATTCCAGGTGCTCGCGTGCGGCGCAGTTGGCTTCGACTTGTTGCCGTTCGGTCAGCAGCTTGAACCCGCCGCGGAACACGGCTGGCACGCCAGTGTCGATACACATTGCCGACTGGCCAAGCCATGCGATCCTGTTCATCCCGTCGTTGCTGAGCCAGTGAGACGATGAGTTGGGCCACTCTCTCGTTACCCGCACCATTGCGGCCTTGAACCGCGGAATGTCGGCAAGAAAAACTTTGTATGCCTCTCTTGCTTGGTCCGCAGACATGCCAGATGGCGGCAGCGTGTCAAAGAATCCGGCCTTGAAACACTCCCACAACTCATACCTAACCCATCGTCGATTCATCTTCGATCTCGATTGCGTTCATTACGTCGTCCTCAGTCGCCTCTACTTCCCACGAATCAGAGAAATCGCGGTTCTGGAAAAGCGCGGCAACTCCGGTAATTTGCTTCAGCCGCAAAAGCTCGTCAACGCTCATTCCGATGTGCTGACAAATCCACCGATCACCCTTGCCCATTTCCACAAGCTCGGCGACGATGTTGCTCATCAGTTCAATGTTGTGCGAGCCGCGCGCCCGGTTGTGGCGGATCGTCGACGCCATGCGGTCGCCGATGCTCTTGTTGATGACGACGATTGGCAGCATGCCGCGCTCGCGCTCAAAAATGCGCTTGCTGTTCTTTAGCGTCAGGTAGCGGTGAAATCCATCGACAACGATGTAATCGCCACTCTCCGGGTCGTGGTACGTGACAACTGGCTGCGTGTAGCCATCCTCCCAAATGCTCGTTTCCAGCAGCGCCATTTCTGGCGGAGCTACAGCGTTCGGGTTGTAGTCGTTCGCGCGCACCTTTGATATTGGCACCGAAAGGACGTTGTAAACCGGAGACCTATACGAACCGTCGTCAGCTGGCGCATACGAGCCGTCTTCGCGATGGACTTCTGCGCCGGTCAGCGGCGGGTTGAATACGCAAATCAAAACCGTGTCTTCAAGCGCGACGAATAGGTGCGCGTCATGCTTGTCAAGCGCGTACAGCACTCCAGGTTTGATGTTGAACTTTTCGCCTGTAGCCAAGTTGCCCAGCAGGCCCTCTCCGCTCTCGCAGTAGCACGCCTCAAGGTGGTGCTTGTAGTGCCATCGCTGCGGGTCGCCTTTCGGAATGACCGTGCGAGTCATGGCGAACCCCATGCCGTCCGACTCAAGCAGCATGCGGTAGCTGACGAATCCGCCATGCGGGCAGCGCACTTCGCGCTCCGTTCCTTCAATGCTTTTCACGTCAATGACTTTCATGTCAGACCTTTTTGTATTTTTCCATGATGTAGCGTTGGCGAAGTGCCTGCTCTTTTGTTGGAGCAAGCCCCATGTATTTGCATGTGTGATCGTTCTTGAGAATCGTTATCGCAAATCGCTTCCACGACGCGACAGCGGAACCGTGGCAAGAAAGCATGTCCAAATGATCGGGGAACGTCTGCATTCTGACGCGCGTCAGTGTTTTGCTGCCGTGTGCGGTCTTCCCGTTTTCTTTAAAGCGAATGCCAGAATCTCGCAACTCGGCTATCGTTTCGTCACGGACTCCGCGCCCCATCCGACCCCAAACTCGAAAGGATTGGATGAAGCGCATCTTAAAATTTACCGAAACCTCCTTCGGTAACGTCGCCAAAAGAAACTTAACAAATGACTTCCACGTATGCCCTGGGGGCAACGAAAACGTCGAGTAGTTGATTTGCTTGCCATACGTCGCGATGAAGTTCGCGCCTTGAACGCGAGCGCACAGCGTCGCCCAGACATGCGGATCAATTACCCGGTACAGGCCGAGGCTAGACTTGGATTCGCTCATGAACGGCGAGGCAACGCGCATCTTGTGAACCGGAACGCCGGCCTTGTAGAAGATGTCGTAGAGCTTGTTGTACTCCCACTCAAACTTAGCGTTTGCCGTCCAGATATCCTCAGTACGCCAGTCGTAAATCGGGTAGCAGTTGTATGTGTGCTCAGTGTTGCGCTTCGTCCACATCTTTCCTTCCATCGTTTCCTTGCGATCATTCAAGATCGCGCGAAACCGATTCAGGCTTTCTGCCGTCCTAATCCCGATCAGGTTGGCGCATGACTTTCCTTGCGAGTACCACTCAGCAAAGCCGTCCCAGAAGTGGTCATAACTCATGTCCTCAACAAAAAAATCGAACGGCTTGTTCTTCATGTTGACAATGTACGGAGCATCCGGCATTGGGCGAATCCATCGCGCCTTGTCGCGCTCGCCCCAGCACTGCCATTCGACAGCGTAACTGCTGACGGTACACGGCAGCGTAATAGGCAGGCAGCACCAATAAACGTCAAGAATGTCCAGGTTCTTCGACAGGATGCTGTGCATGAACTCAAGCGATGCGCCGTAGTTCGCTTCGTTGTCGAGTATCTGCACGCCAACCTTGCGCTGAATGTTGTTCTTGCGCACATAGTCAATCACAAGGTTCAAAAGCACGCCGCTGTCCTTGCCGCCACTGAACGACACGTACACGCGCTCAAAAGTGGCGAAAATGTACGCGATACGCTCAACGGCAGCGTCGTACACGTTCTTGTCTTTGTACTTCCTTGCTTTGATCGGTCGCTGTTCCATCGCTCATGCCCTTCTGACTTGTCCCCACTATCGGCTAGCCTACATTGCGTGTCAACTACTTTTTGTAGGCAACCCGAAACTTTTTCTTGACGGCCGAAAGCCTCCCGCATAGCATGGCGGCATGGACGCATCGAAGATCATTGACGATTTGGGTGGAACGGTAGCGGTATCGAAGCTGCGCGAGATCAAGCCGCAGTCCGTGTCAGAGTGGCGGCAC